ATCACCCATTTCGAACATTTTATCAATAAACTTTTCTTCCATCTCTACAATTAGTGTTGCTGCTTCCTCAACTGATTCTCTTGCAGATTCTTTAAGTTCTGGATACTCTTCGCACATATGTCTGAATAATTGACAACCCATTTTAGAATGTAAAGATTCATCTCGCACAGACCATTTCATTTGTTGTCCAATACCTTTCAACATATTTCTCATTTGAAAAGAATACAAAACTGCAAATGATGAGTAAAGTGATACACCTTCTGCAAATGCTGAGAAGATTGCTAATGAACGAGCTACTTCTTGTCTAGCGGTTGGGTTTTCTGCTAAATCTTCATGTGTCCAATCTGATGATACTGCTGTTAAATATTCAAACTTTTCAGCAATAGCAGGTTCATGTAAAAATGCTGCAAAATCTTCTAATCCTAAAGTTTCATTTAAATATGAATAAGCTGTTGCATGAATAGTTTCTTGCGAACCGAACATCATCGCCATTTGTTTGATTTCATGTTTAGGAAACCATTTAGTTACCATACCAGTCCAATAGTCAGATACTGCACATTCAGTCTGTGCAAAACCTAACAAAATATTACCAACTAAATTCTTTTCTTCTCGTGACAAATGTTCATTCCAATCTTTGATATCACCTTGCATCGGAATTTCGGTATGCAACCAAAATGCCTGTGCTTGTTTTAACCAGCCTTCTGTATAGTAAACTGGATATTCAAAGGGTTTGAATGGGATGCGTTCTTTAAATAAGCTCATATTCATTCCTTGTTATTTTGTTATTGATTTTAGGCAAAAAATGCCTGATTGAATCACCAGGCATATTTAAAATAAATATGTTGTTACCCAAGTGTTCCGCCCAAATCTTTAAACTTCTCTTTTAAACTTTTCTTCATTAATGTTTCACCAGATTTCATGTCTTGTTTAGTTGCTTTACCTTGAGTTGTGTCAGGTTCAAAGAACTGAAACTGTCCGTTATTTGTATTGATTTTTGATGGTAATGTCATACCATCAGGCCCAAATCTATTCTTAACGATATGAACACGACCAGTGCCTGATAATTTGTCTTGTACTTTACGAGAAAGAGACATAATAAAGTCAGAAACCATTACTTTACCATATGATGCTGCAATTTTATCTGCTTCGATGATATCTTCTTCTAATGCAGATCGACCTGCTTGAGTTGCAGTCCATACCGGTACTTTATATTCGCCTGCTAAACCTCGAAGCTCTTCATATAATTCTTCAAGTGCCTCATGTTTATCTTTTGCAGACACTTTTAACAAATCAGCATAATCAACAATAACTAAATCTGGTTTCTTACCTAGCATCGCACTCTTTTCAATATGAGCTTTCAAGGCCATTATACCAACTGATTTTGTTGGATAATATTTAATTACTAATTCACCTTTAATTTTTGATAACTTTTCTTCAATATCTTCTTGATGATTACGTAAATTTTGTGCAGCTATGCCAGTAATTACTGAGTCATATCTTTGTCCTACATAATTTTCATTCAATTCTAATGTGAAGTGAACTACATTTCTGCCGTTACGAATTGCATTTGCGCCAATGTTAATAAGCAACCAAGATTTACCAATACCTGCAGGAGCCATTACAACACCTAATTCACCTGGGCCTAAACCTCCATCCATTAGATCGTCTACAACATCCCAACCAGTTGTTATAGTAGCTCGAGCCGCTTCATTATATCGAAGTGCTACGTCAGAATTATATTGATGTCCAATATTAGTATCTGCGCCAGCTTTCATTGCAGAATCTATTTTTGTTTTTATTTCATCATAATTGCCAATCTTTAAAAGATTAACTGAATCCATAATTGCGTGCTTAATTTCTTGATTCTTACAAAATCTAAGTATTTCATCCTTTACAAATGATAAGTCATCTGACTCCATGTAACGAAATACTTCTTTAAGCTGCTCTACTACTGCAATTTTTAGAACGTCGTGGTCTATCTCTGTTACTTTAACCTTGAGAACGTCTTTAGTCGGCGGGGTCTTATACGTTCTGAAATGCCCCAATACTACTTCAAGAATCCAGCTGTTTGCTTCTGATTCAAAATAGTCTGCTTGTATGATGTCTGCAATTTGCTGTAAAAATGTCCTGTCGGTGAACATAGCAGCTATAACTTTTACTTGAAAGCCATAACCGTATTCACTTAATTTATCTGTCATATATCATTATAATAAAAAAAATGTAACAATACAAATGTTATTTTTGTGTTTGCTGAGCGAATGCATGAAGTGATAACCATGTTTTATTTAACCAATCTGGAGCATTCTTCATGGTTGTCCACATCTTATCTTCCATAAACAAACGTTGAAATTCATTTTTATTTAATGATGATATAGGCTGTTCTAAGATTCTTCTAATATTAGATGTATGAGTTGCTGAAAAATCTAATAGTTTCAAATTCATTAGTTGATAATTTTGCTCAATTATTTCACGACTTTCTAAAATCTTTTGATATGTTTTAGAATCATCCCGTAATTGAGTTGATTTTTCAAATAATGCATCTGGAGTAAATTCTTCTTGTTGTGCTAACTCAGGTAAATGTTTTAATAAAGTCTTTGGACCTATACCATTTACACCTTCAATATTATCAGACTTATCACCAGTAAATGTACGATACACTACATAGTTTTGTGGCGTTACACCAAATTCTTCGTGTACTGTTTCTGCAGTGTACATTTTCTTTTTGATTGGAGACCATACTCGTATTGTATCGTCTACCATTTGATAAAAGTCTCTATCTGTAGAAACAATAGTAATTTCTTTGCTCGTTTCTCGATACATCTCTGCAATATATGCAATAGTATCATCTGCTTCTATACCATCAATAGCAATAAATGTTACTGGCAAACAATCAAGATATGAAATTAATCTCGAAAATTGATGACGCATTGCTTCTTGTTCATCTTCAATTGTAGCCATTGCATGATCATGCCTTCTTAGTCTTGTCCGGTTCGCTCTGTTCGCTTTATACGACTTATTAATTGTTTTTCTTCTTTTCGACCCACCGCGGCCGTCAAAAACAACAACGCAGCGAGTGGGCTTAAAATCACGTACACACTTCCCAATAGAAAATAAAAAGCCGGTAATTCCTCCAATGTGATCTCCATCTTCATTTGTGGCAGGTGTTGCTCCAAATGCTCTAATAAAAGTATTTAAGCCGTCAAATACCAGGATGCTATCATTAACACCCTGGTATACGGTTTCTTTTTCTTTTTGTAACTCTTTAAAAAGTTGTTGATACTTGTTCATCAGCCTTCTTCATCAATAACATCATCAGTAATATATACATCGTCAATACCGCCGTCAACACCTGCTTGATATTTGAATATGTATGCTTCACATATTCGATTGTATAAACGATCTTTTATTTCTGGATTATTTAATACTTGTTCAACAAAATCCTTAGATTGAAATTTGATCTCATCTAATACCTCTCCGGTATTAACATCCACATCTTCATATGAATACCAAGCACCAGCTTGTTTAACAAGTTTGAAATCTTTCATTACAGATAACCAACCACCATAGTTGTCAATACCCGAATCAAAATAAATTTCATAATCAATACTACGTAATGGCGGCCCCATACGATTCTTTACAACCGTAACACGAGTTTTGATTCCAACTACTTCTTCTCTGCCATGTACTTTTGCTTTGATTTGTCCCATATTTTTAAGACGTAATCTAACTGAAGCATGGAATGGAATAGCTTTACCGCCTGCAGTAGTCCATGGGTCTCCAAACATTACACCCATTTTAGTACGAAGCTGATTAGTAAAAATCAAACATATTCTTTCTCGAGCAATCCAGTTAGTTACTTTTCTCATTGCTTTTGATAGAATGATTGATTTTGAAGTTGCATAACCATCTTTATCATACTCAGCTGACATTTCTTGCTTGGTTGATGCACCCATTACTGAGTCTACAATAATTGTAACCAATCTATCTTTGTCAGACTTACGTACGTTTTCGACAATTGTTTCAATAGTTTCAAATATTTCTTCAATTGTCTCTAATGGTACATACAACATTGATTTTAAATCAACACCAATAGCACTTAAAAATTCTGCCGATGTTGCTGATTCAGTATCAATATAAACTGCCAATCCACCTTTCTTTTGTGTTTCTGCTAAGGTGTGAGCAGCTAATAATGATTTACCAGATGCTTCTAATCCGGTGATTTCAGTGATCCTTCCAACAGGAAATCCTCCATTAGGACGATTAGATATCGCCAGATCTAACATTGAGTGACCTGACGATATCCATTCCTTTACATTGGTTGGAGCATCATTATCGCCTTCCAGAAAGAATGCAGTCTTATAATTTTGACCTTTGAACTGTTTGTTTACTGCGTCCGCTAATGTTTCTGCTAATGAATCTTCCAGTTCATCTTTACTCTTTGACTGTTTAGCCATTGAAAACTCCTTGTATTAAATTAATTATTGAAAAGATCATCAAATGCAGCACCTACATCATTAGTAGCTGTTGCTTTTGGTTTTGATGAAGCAAAATCATCCATTGTTTCTGCCGGTGAAGACGTATTTTCTTCTACATCTGAATCAGCATTTTCTGGATTCATCCATGCTTTTAAAGCATCTTCCAATTCTTCATATGAAGGTTCTGGATAGATATCTTCAATACGAGCTTGCTTCATAATAAGTTCAGCAATTGCTTTATCTTCAGTTGCTGCTACTTGATTTGGTTTTACAAGTATTGCAGTCTTAGGATATCCTCCGCCTTCAGCTGGAGTAAATGTTACTTCAATATCACGTCCATTTCTTAAATCAGTGATATCACCGTAATCTGGATCAGCAATAATAGAAAGAAGTTCTGTGTAAATTGTTTTACCAAAGCCCCAGAATTTAACGCCTTCTTCTTCTTTACCACGAACAATGATAGGAACATATGTTCTCATCTTAGGTTCGATTTTACGACCCATCATCCAATCATCTTTGTCGCCTGTCTTTTTAAGTTTTTCAGCAAATTCTACAATTGGATCTGGATTGCCATTTGTAATTGGGGAAAGCATACTACGTTTTGTAATATCGTAGTGGAAGTAAAGCTCTAAGAATGGATTTTCTTTGCGGTGAACGTATGGTACAATTCTAATACGTTGCTTGCCTTCTGCCGGCTTCCATGTGTTTGACTTTTTGTTGTCTTGGTTGTTAAGTGCGTTTAACTTGTTCTTGATTGCATCTAAATCTAATGCCATAAGTACTCCTTAATTTGTTAAAGTTAATAAAAAGATTAATTATTTAAATTATTATAATAAGTTTTGGACGTTAATCCAAGATAAATGTTTAATTGTTTAATTGTTGTTTAGTTTGCTAATTATATACCTTTTGATTTTTGCCATGGGTGTACACGATACCCATAATTACTAGTGTCGCCTTGTTCTACACTGCGTGTATGGTTTAACAAATGTGATACTTTTCTAGTAATGTCTTGCACAATACCTTTAAAATCTGAACGTGTTGTGACGGTTGGATATAATTCTGTAAATGCGTTCATATAAGCAGTCGTGGTTGTCGTATTAGCTGGTTTGTCTTTATAAATAGAAACAAGATCACGAACATCATTTTTAAACTCAGACATATCAAGACGTTTTGGCTTAATTTGTTCATATGACTTAGCTAATGAATCAAGTTGTTGTTCAAAATGAGCTGTGTCTGCTTCTGGGTCAAGCAAGGGCATTTCACCTTTTTGTCCTAGGGTTTGATACGGCTCTTCTTGTTCTGTAAGATTCTTAGTTTTGAATCTTTTCATGTTTTCTGCTAAAATATTTTTTTTCATATGATGCCTTTTACATATATAAATATAAGCATTTTTAGTTTTGTTACCAAGTAATCTTGCGAAAAAATTTCAATCTAATTACTCGATATCCAGAATCCTCATCCGTTAAAATGAATGCATTCTGAAACTGTTCCCAAGGTAACATGTATGATTTATCCAATATACCATTGTTCATGTAACGAATAACTTCATTCATTGCATTTACTGTATATAATGTATTAGTTTCTTTTTTGCGATGTATGCTGATTGTGTTCGCTCCTCTATCACCGTATGAGTCTGCATTGTAAGTACAATACAATTCATTAGGATGTATTTCGTTTGCAAATGCAAATATTCTTCGTTCTGGTATTTCGTATTTTGACTTTATGTAATCTGTTACTATATTTAAGTCGTTACGATGTGCAAATGTACATAATAACTGTGTTTTCAATTTCTTATCCTTGTTCTTGTATATATGGGTAACCTTGTGATGCTGGCGCTTCTCGCAGAACAAACCGATATCTTCCCTGAGACATATTATCAATCACAAAATTATTTGGCAAACCAATATGTGGTTGTGGATCTCTATAGTTATACCAAACTAATCCTAAAATATTTTGAAAAAATGAATTTTTGATTGTGTCTAATTCAAAAACAAATTGTTTTGGATTTCTAACAAATTCATTTCGTTCTATACGTTTGAACCAAATAACAGCATTTGTATTTTCATTATTAACTGGTTCACCGACATATATATCAGCTGTATCATCTTCCCCTGCTGCTAATCGTATTTCTTCAGCATCATCATCAGATATCCAATACGATTGTTTTTGTCCGTCAGCATCAACAGTCATACGCGTGTCTTTTACATCTGTATCTAATTTTGTTTTGTAAAATATTGAATGTAATTCTTTGAATCCTTCATACCAATTATGAAATGCAGATTTTTTCCATTCATATGAAGCAAGTTTATCAGCATCGATTGCTTCTGAAAATCTCGTTTCGAAAATCATAATTAATTTTTTTAATGATTCAATTGATGATGGTTCTACCATATGCTTTAAACTTTCATATGGGTCACCAATTTCATTTAACGGAACAACGATATTTTTATAAAAATCCTCAATTTTTGACGTTAACTCAAACTTAGATGCCAGACCCTCTCTTGCAGGATCGAATTTACCAGATTTCAATTCCTTAACTTCCCATTCTCCGTTTGACATAACAATGTCATGTTGTGCTGTGCCGCCTGGTTTTGAATCTTTTACGCCTAATAATAATGCTACTTCACCATTTCCCATTCCGCCTCGTGCGCCGCCGACATTAACTAAAAAGAATTTTTTAAATGCTCGCCAGCCCCCGTTAACAAATGATTCAATTGTATGTGCTCTAAAATTTTTATCAAACTCATCAGATTCTGTTGTCGAAAGCCTTTGATAAATTTGAATGATTTGGGAATTAACGTCAGCTGGTAATCCAATTGAGTCAAATCTATCGATCATATTTACTGTTTCTTCCTGTTCCGAAATTATGTTACCTGTTCGAGCATGTTCAACAATGCGTTGAATGCTGGCAGTATCTAAATCAGTCATTTCTGATAAGACTTCGCCTAACTTATGGTAATCAGAATCCGTTTTTGGATAGCCGGAAGGAAGTTGATATCGCCACTCAAGAAGAATTTTATTTATAATATCCATAACTATGATACACTCTTTAATTTACTATAAATATTTCCATACTTCAATTTCACCGGAAAGTTTCCCTCTTCTAACATTGTTCTTAATGTAGGGACTACTTCTCGAGCTTCTTGTTCAGAAATATCAAATAATAAACTGTCGTATGTATATAGAATTAGTTTGGATATTTTATCTTGCAAATAATCAACAACCCGTTCCATTTTACGGACTGATACCTCTGTTTCTAACGCTTGTAAATAATAATTGAATAGTTTATTTGCCGTTACTCGTTCAACGCCATCCATCGTGATTGGTCGTCGTTCTACTGGTGTTGTGACGTATCCTTGTTTTTTATAATCACCCCACAACTTCCAAATCAAATCATTTACTTGCTTAAAATATGGTATTTCTAAAAATTCTTTATCAATACCACCATATAGCAACCTAAACGTTATTTGTTTGCTTTGTTCATATTGTTCTTCAGTAAGTGTCTTTGTATCAAAATAAAATTGACCAAAATATTCATGCACACTGCTTGAAGGCAATTTATAATTTATTAAACGGGCAATTAAACGTACGTGGTATGCATCAAAGTCCATTTCAACTAACGCTCCGTGCTGGGAGCAAAATGCATCTCTTGTGCCATCTTCTTTGTTCATGGCAGCAAAGTTGAAACCTCTGAATGCATTGGAAGGTCTACCAGTTGTTGTATGATAATGATAGTGTGAATAGACCTTACTGTTCGTAACTAATTGAGGAGATTGAAATGCATCATTGACACATAACCCCGTACGTTCTATTGCAGCAAATGTTTTTGGATATCTTAAATTAAATGATAAATATGATTCTGTATGTTCTGCATTCATACACATTGGCCAGGCATATTGACGTATCTTTTGACACATTGCTGCATGCTGCATGATTGGTATAATTGCATTTACGTGTTGTAAGTTTTGATGTCTACGCCAATAAAATCTATGAGCTGTTTGATAATAATGTGTATCATCATATGCTTCTCCGTAAGTATACCACCATAAAGTTTTTACATCATAGCAGTCCTCATTTCCGCCCGATATAAGCCAGTTCTTTTTATCGTGAACATAGATACCTTTTAGATTGAGAAAGTCGGAGAGACGTTCTGAAAAGCCCCTAATTTGTTCTGTATGATGAATAGGAATAATGCGTTCTATTGCGTCTTCAGTATAAATGTATAATAATGAAATACGATTTACAGCAGGATGAAGATTTGCATCTGTATATATTGGCACTACAAGTGTCTTTCGACCTTGCACATAACGCAATACCGCATCTAATTCTTCTTCATTATCCACTATCATACAATAGATAATAATGAAAAATATTTACAAATCCAAGTTATTGATTGATATCTGGCGGAACATTATAATCAATATCAGTTGCAAACTCAATATAGTTAGTTATATATAAAGATAACTCCGGTATAGTTTGCGATGCTATTTGTATTGATTGTCTATTTCTAGATGAAATTCCTTTATCAATAACACCATTT